GGCTGGTCGAGAACGCCGCGTACGACGCGCAGGGCCAGAACTTCTTCGGGTTCGAGCCGGACACGATCATCATGGATCACACGGCGAAGCTCGCCCTGTTCAAGTCGAAGGACTTCGCGTTCCCGTACATCGGCGATGCAGCGACCGATTCGATCCAGTACACCGGCGCGCTACCGAACAAGATTATGAACCTCGACCCGCTGATCTCACGACAGTGCCCGGCGGGTACGGTGTTCATCCTCCAGCGCAATCGACTCGGCTTCTACAGCGATGAGATCTCCACGACCGCAAGCCCGCTCTACCGGGACGAGCCCCGGAAGACGTGGCGTTCCGATGTCCAGCGCGCCAGTGCGCTGGGGATCGACCAGCCGCAGGCCGTCTGCATGCTGACGGGCGTTACGACCACTGGTGGTCCTGCGGGTGGCACCACCTTGACGACCGGCTGAGCAACGGCGCAGCCCCGGATAGCACGGGATAGGAGGAAACGATGGCCGATGCTAAGGCCGCAGCCACCACGGAAGCTAAGACCGAGGGCGACCCGACCGTCAAGGCGTTTCTGGTGCACAACACCAGTGTCGGCGGGCAGCTCATGCTCGCCGGTACCGTTGTGGACCTTCCGCGGTCGGTCGCAACCAATCTGCGGGATCGCGGCGGTGCTCGTAAGCCGACGGAGGACGAGGTCAAGACCCTTTACCGGACCGCACCCGACACTCCGCCGTTCGGTGAGGAGCCCGAGACCGAGAAGGAGGCCGCAACCGCATGACGTATGCGCTCCCAGGCGACATCCGTGAGACCGTGGCGCCAGATGGCAACTTCGGAGGTACCTGCGCCGAACTCACGGATGACCAGCTGTCGCAGCACCTGCAGCGGGCGCAGGCACTGGTCGACGGGACTACTGGGCAAGCGTTCGATGACACGAACGCTCCGGTGTTGCTCAAGGGTCTCGTCGTCGCTCTGGGAGCGTACTACGCCACTCTCGCATATCGCAAAGGAAAGGACCTGACGCCGCAGGACCCGATGTACCTGCTGTATCAGGACGCCGAAGCGACCCTTACCGAGATCCGCAACGACCAGATCACCTTCGAACCGATACCGCAACCGGACACCGCAGGGACCGGGACTGCCACTCCCGCGCTTCCGAAGGTGACTAATCCGCTGCTGTACGGGGTTACGGCCTTTACCGGGGAGGACTTCGGACTCGGCGTACGACAGGCAGGCGGACGGGACGGTCCACGGGTTGCAATCGAGGACGCTCCGAGAAACGAGTACTGGTAATGGGCGATTTCGCCGCGCGCATTAGCGAGCTCCGTGCTCGGGTCGGTAGGGGACCCCTTGTCGGGACCGTTGTCGTTGATCAGGTGTACGCGAAGTTCCAGCACGAGGACCTGACCCTTAAGCACCCGCGGGGTGGACAGGCCAGGTACCTTGGGCAGCCGTTGCTAGATAACCGGAACGACTACCTTGAGCGCATAGCGAAAACGGTGCTCGAGGACGGTGGGGTCGACGGTATGCGTTCCGCGGTCGAGGATCTCGCTGGCGAAGGCGGGGTTATGACGCATGCTCCGGTATTGTGGGGTGACCTTCGCAGATCCGGACACCCGATGGTAACTTCGGACGGTCACTCCGTTTACGATCGTGCTCCGCTTGCCCGCCGGCTTTCCGAGGAAGAGCTCGCCGCAAAGGCGCGATTGATCCCGCTTCCCGGTCCACTTCTCGGATACATCTACTACCACGTTGAGCACCACCCGCATCGCGGAGGTGTCTAATGGCGTGGGTCTGGGACGACTTCAACGGCTTTCTGCTCCAGCTGGGCTTCGACTCGACACTGATTAACCGTGGCCCGTACATTCCGCCGATGCCCGCAAAGCTCGTGACGTTCACCTTCATCGGTGGTGCGGGAGCACTAGCCGAGGGAGCGCTGGACGACCAGCAGTTCCAGATGCGGGTGCGTGGTGACGCAAACGACCAAACCGGTCCGGAGGCGATGGCATATCAGTACGACGAGCTGCTGGTGAGTGCGCCGATTCCGCAGGTAATCGGGTCGCTTAACCTCCGCACCATCGAGCGGTCCGGCAGTCCTCCGTCACCGCTGGGACCACCGGATGACGGTGACCGGTACGAGTACGTCAGCAACTATCGAATGGTGGTCGGGACATGACCGAAGACACAAGTGCTACCGTCCCCGCGGATGACGCGCCTCCTGCTGACCCCGCGGGGGCGGTAGGTTCCGATGGCGGAACGGGAGTTGCCGCCGGTGCCGTGGTGGAAGTGGTCGTGGACGAGAGCGAGCCGCATCCCGATGCGGTAATGCTCAAGATCGCACCGTCCGCTGAAGGCGAACCGCAGATCGAATCGCTGGAGATGATCGGGTATCAGGTCACCAGCGACGAGGCGTATCAGGCATTTGCTCCGGAGCAGGCGGCCGCGCTACTGGCGGCAGCGGATGCGGCCGGGGTAACGCTACTCAACCAGGCAGATGAGGAGGGATCCGGTGGCACGTCTGCAGCTCAATAGCGTCGCAGCCAGTAAGGGCGGCGTGGACGTCACGACGGCCGCGCTTACGGCGGTCGGTGCGAACACCGGTGTGTCGTTCGTGAACAACGGTCAGGTGCTGCTCGTGGTAAACAACGGTAGCGCGTCACCGATCACCGTCACCGAGAACGTTAGCCCACTGGTCGCGAGGGAGGGTGCGATTCCGGCCGCCGCACAGATGCCCGCGGCAATCGTTCCCGCCGGCAAGACCTACCTTCTCGGTCCGTTCCACCCGCTGAACTATAAGCAGTCGGACGGTAACACGTACATCGACTTCTCGGCCAGCACGTCCGTCTCGGTCGGTCTCGTTCAGGTGAGTCCGATCCCCGTCACCGCATAAGCGAAAGGAGTGACACCGCATGCCAAACCTCGGCACTGAGTTCCTGCCGCCCGCGATCCAGACGCAGGAGGTACTGTTCGGTACCGGATACCTGTGGACGGCTCAGTTCGCAACGGCGCTGCCGGCTGACGTGGACCTGGGCGACCAGTCCAAGTGGACCGGCTGGTCCTATGTCGGATCGACAGACCAGGGCGTTCAGCTGCAGTTCAGCCCGAACATGAACAACCTGCAGGTCGAGGAGACACCGATTCCGGTGGCGTCCTTGGTGCAGACCGCAACGTTCACGATCACGACCTCCCTCGCGGAGGAAACGCTCACGAATATCAACCTCGCGTACGGCGGTGGCGGCTCAATTGCCACGCAGGCCCAGTCCACCGGCGTTCCGGGGAAGAAGACGCTGACCCTGAGCGCGCAGTTCCCATTCCTCGCCGCAGCGATCCTGGCGAAGAACGACCTGGGCTTCCCGCGGGTCTTCTACATTCCGAAGATCATGTCGGCGGGTCAGGTGCAGACCACGTTCCGTCGTGCGGCGGACAAGCGCATGTACCCGATCACCCTCAACTCGTTGACCGATCTGTCGAACTGCCAGATCATCGACATCATCTCGACCGCGCTGTAACGAAGCGCGGCACACCGGCTAGGAGGCAGCCGTGGGATTCGACGCAGCTGAAGTGGTACGTCCGCTCGATTGGACGTTCGTCAAGTACGACGCGGGAGAGGGAACGGTCCCGGAGCCGTCCGACAAGGATATCGAGCAACTGTTCCGGGACCTGTCCAAGGTGTCGAAGGGGATCATGGACAAGGCGGGTATCGGCCAGATGGCATCCGACGCCGCTCCCGAGCAGGTGATGCAGGCTCTTGCCGATCTCGAATCGGACGTAGGCATTACGGTGATGGTCAACGGCTTCACGAAGGCGTTCGCGAAGCTGTGCAAGGGACAGCCGAGTGCAACGCAGCTCAACAAGCTACCGATGCGTGTTCGGATGGCGTTCTTCGTATGGCTGGCGAATGAGCTCCGCCCGGAAGTCGCTGGCGCCGGTTCGATGAATCAGCTCTCGGCGAACGGGCTGACTGGTATCGGAACGCGCGCCTAATCCGTTATCTCGTAGCTCGGTATTTCCCGAGTCTAAACTGGGACGAGCTCGAGTGGTGGGAGCAGCTCACCTATCTTGACGGCTTGCGGAAGGAAGGGATTATCAGCGGCGGAGAGCAAGCGGAGGAAGGTGAGTCGGCGGCTCCGATACTGCCGGTGCGCAGTATCCAAGGTAAGGCGGACTGGGGATGACGTTTGACGCGGGTGCGATTGAAGCCACGCTCAAGCTCAATCGCGACCAGTTCGACGAGGAACTCGATGCCGCCGAACAGCGCGCTAGGGACTTCGAAGGCAAGTCATACTCCGCTAAGCTCAAAGTCGAGACCGGTGAGGCAGACGCCGATCTCACCAGTACCGAAGCGCTCTACGAAGCTCTCCGCGAGAACCTCTCCCGCTCGATTCATATCGACGTCAAGGCGGATACCGCTAAGGCGGACGCAGAGCTCGAGGTCACTTCACTCGAAGCGGACAAGCTCGAGCGCAAGCGGATAAACATCGGATCGTGGTTCGGTGGCGGCGGCGGGATCGGCAACATCATCTCGCAAATCGGTGGTCTCGGTGATGCCTTCGGCAAGATGGGCTCGAACATCTCCGAGGGCGAGACCGTTGCGACCCCGTTGTTCTCCGGTATCATCGGTGCAGCTCCGGTAGCAGTTGCCGCTCTAGCACCCCTTGTCGCAATTACGGGTGGTCTCGCGGCCGGTCTTGTCGGTGCGGGTGCATCAATCGGCTCAGTAGGGATTATCGCAATCCCGCTCATGTCGAAGATGATGCAGGACTACCAAGCCCTCGGACGAGCACAATCGCAATACGCCGCAGCGACCACTTCCGCTCAGCGTCAGTCGGCCCTTCAGGCAGAGGCCAGGGCAACCTCGAACCTGACCGGAAGTGAAAAGGGGCTCTTCGCACAGCTACAGGGCATTCAGCGGGTCTACAGCCACCTGCAGTCCGAGTTCGCAAAGCCCCTGGCCAACGCGCTGACCCCCTGGTTTACCGTCGTAAAGTCGCTTCTCGGCGATCTTCCGTTGTTCCTCCGTCCCGCGCTTGGTGTCGTTAAGAGCCTCGGTGAAGTGATCTCGGGTGTCGTTCAGTCCCCGGACTTCAAGGCGTTCCTCGCACAGCTTGGTCAATTCGGAGCATTCGCGCTCCAGGAATTCGGTGCAGCGGGTATCCAGATTGCGCATGCGTTTGCCAACCTGCTTATCGCATTCATGCCGGTTGCTCGCGTTGTGCTACCCGGGATGGTCGATCTGGCCGGAGCGTTTGAGCGGTGGACGGAGGGGCTGACGAAGAGCTCCGGCTTCCACCAGTTCATCGCATACGCGATGGCGAATGCTCCGGCACTGGGTAAGCTGCTTCTCGACCTGCTGATCATCTTCGTTAAGCTAATGGTCGCGATGGCACCGCTCGGTGCGGTAATGCTCAAGCTGCTTGAGGTGTTCGTAGCCTTCCTCGCAAAGCTTACACCGAAGGAAATGCTCGCGATCATCGCGGTAATCGGTCTACTCGGTATTGCGTTGGCCGTAGCCTTCGAGGGTATCCCACTGCTGATCTCCCTCGTTGTTGCGGCGATTGTCGGCCTGGCCGGTCTGCTAATCGACTTCTGGCCGTCGATTCGCAGGGTGTGGGATACCTCCATTCGGTGGCTTGAGCGCGACGTGGTCGACAAGGTACGCGACTGGTTCGAGAACTCGTTGCCGAATGCGTTTAACCACTTCGTCAACTTCTGGAAGCGTGGCTGGCACGATGTACAGAATGCAGCCGGTGATGCGTGGCGCTTCCTGACGCACGGCTGGGGACAGGTGCTGATCCCCGGGTTGACGGCGATTCGCCTGGCCGTGGAGTTCTTCCGTGGTGGCTGGCGAACGGTATGGCGCGACGTCCAGAACATCGCTGCGGACGCGTGGCACGCTATCTACCAGAACACCTGGGTACCGTTCATCAACGTCGTCACGAAGGTCGTCCCGAGTGCGTTTGACTCCGGCAAGAAGGCGGTAGCGCGGGCCTGGGCGGATCTCGGTAATGTCGTAAAGAGTCCGGTCAACTGGGTGATCGCCCACGTCATCAACGGTTTGATCAACGCATTCGACTGGGTCAGCTCAAAGGTCGGCGGTCCGAGTATTAAGCCGGTAGCTCAGCTCGCAACTGGCGGTCGAATACCGGGATACGGTGGTGGCGATCGGCACATAGCGCTGCTGGAAGCGGGCGAAGCGGTTGTCTCGAAGGAGACCACTGCCGCAAACGCTGCTACGTTGGCTGCGTGGGGCGTTCCCGGATTCCAGTCCGGTGGTCGAGCCGGGCATATCCCGCAGCGCTCAGGTAACCCGCCTTCGCATCCCAGTGGGATCGGCGGGTTCCTCAGTGGTATCGGTCACGCGATCAGTGGAGCATTCGACGAGGCCGTTAACGTAGGTAAGGCCGTTGCGGCCATCGGCACCGGGAACACTGCCGCGCTGGTCAATGCGATGAAGGGCATGATCCCCGGCGGTACGCACGGTGCGGTCGCGGATATGGCGGAGCTGCTGACGGACCTTCCCGCTCGCCTGCTAGCTGACGCCGTCAAGGACCTGCTCGGTCTCGGTGGACTGGGAGCCTCCGGTAGTGCGATCGTCCAGTACGCGATGTCGTTCCTCGGGAAGATCCCGTACACGTGGGGCGGCACGTCACTAACGGGTTGCGACTGCTCCGGCTTTACCGGGGCGATCTACCACCACTTCGGTATTCACGCTCCACGTACCTCGGAAGCACAGGGTGCGTGGGTGAAGCGCACCGGACCGGTACCCGGTGGTCTAGCGTTCTACATCAGCGCGGGAGGCGGGCCGCCACCTGGTCACGTGGCAATCGTCAAGGACGCCGGGCACGTGATATCGCAGGGCGGCGGAATGGGTCCGATCGTCATGCCCATTCACGACATGCCGTTGATGTTCACCGGCGTACCGCCAGGCGGCCTTGGCAGTTATAGCGCGGGAGCGGGTAAGGGTGGCTGGTGGTCGATGTCCGGCCTACCCGGACTATGGGGTCGACACGGTGGCGGAAACGCGCACGTCGCTGGCGCGGTCGCGATGGCCGAATCCGGAGGCGATCCGCACGTCATCCAGTCCGGTGAGCCACCCGGGCTGACCGGCTATGGGCTGTGGCAGATCACACCGACTTCGGGTATCTGGAACAACGGACAATTCGGCAACCTGCTGAATCCCGACAACAACGCGTCAGCCGGTGTCTACCTGTGGCGCGGTGCGGGTAACTCGTTCCGGCCGTGGGCGACGTACAACTCGGGTGCGTATCAGCGGTTTATGGACAACGGCGGCTGGCTCGGGACCGGAACGAGCATCGTTACGAATAAGACGGGTTCTGCGGAAGCGGTTACCCCCGCGCACCATATGGCCGCAATGTCCGGTGCGATTCGCGAAATGCACGGCGAGATAGAAGCAATGCACGATAACGTGACGAGACTTCTTGAGTGGCTCCCGGATGCCGTGGGTGCGTCACTCGGAGATACCCTGAACGGAATCGGCGGTGCCGCAATGCGTAGAGCGCAGTACGGAGCTAGGTGATGCCCACCGATAGCCTGGTCATCGGGAATCAGATCGAGCTGCTGGGTGGCGGAGTCCCGTCGAACCATCCGCAGTGCGCCGGTGCGATATTCCAGCTGGCGCCCGGCTGGAGCCTTTCGTCACCGCAATTTAGCTCGAGCGCGGTAGCGACCCTATTGCTAGGTGGCGGTCTCCCGCTTGGCGAGCACGCGGATAACCGAACGGTGTCCCTCCCGATCGTGATCACCGTCCCTAGCACCGGGGACATCAACGCAGACCGGTCCACCCTCGCGGGTGCTCGCGAAGTGCTAACGCAGTCCATATCGGCAGATAGGTGGACGTTGGTCTGGACCCGCGACGGTGGACCGGGTCCGATGATCCTGGACTGCTTCCACGCGCACCCGGTTGACGTTACCTATTCGCAGGCGGCGGACAAGGCGCTAGCCTGCGAGATGACCGTGAGTTTCGATGCGTTGCCGTATGCCCGCTCGGACGATCCGGAGATCCTATCGTTCAACAGTCCTAGCGTGGGCTGGGTGGCACCGCCGTCCTCGATCATCATCGACAGCTTTGCTACTTCGACCAATATGTTCACCGGTGATACTCTTACCTTCGAGGGTAGTGCCGGTTTCTGGTCCCCCCGCGCTGCCTGCACGTCCGCGATCTCGACGGCTCAGGCGCACTCGGGAACGCACTCCCTCGCGGTGACCTCGAACTCGACTTCGACAATGTCGGTGAGCAGCGCGGGAACGGTAAACGCCACGCAAGCGACGTACTGCGATCCGGGTGAGACGGTATCCGGATTCGCGTGGGTACGCAGTGCGGCGACCGTTAGAGCGGTGCAGGTCGGAATCGAGTTCTACGATCCCAGCGGCTTGACGCAGCTCGGTGTGACGTTCGGTACCGGTGTTAACGATTCCACTTCGGCGTGGACGCAGATCTTCTCGGGTCCGATTGTAGTGCCCGCGGGTGCGTACCTGATGCGCTTGGTCGTCCAGATACCGTCCACTGTCGCATCCGAGGTTCACTACGTTGACGACCCGGACATTGAGCGGAATGCGGCTAACTGGCTGCTTGGTCCTACCGGTCCACCGGTTGACGATGCGAACTTCGAAACCAGCATCGGGACGTGGGTAAGCGCGGCGAATGCGACACCTACCCGCACGACCGCACAGTTCCACGGTGGCGCAGCAGCGATGCAACTAGCGAGCGTGGCGGCCGGCGCAATGTCGGCTCAGCATACCTCGGTTGCCACCGTGCTGACGAACGGGATGCCCTGCTATACCGGTGACGTGGTGGCAGTGGGAGGCTGGGTTCGGACCGCCAGCTTGGCGCGTTCGGTGCAATTCGGGGTTGCGTTCTATGACGCCACGGGAACGGTGGTCGGTTCGACGCTGTTCGGAGCCACGGTCGTTGAGTCCAGCTCGGCGTGGACGTGGGTCTCCTCCGGAGACCAGGTAGTACCGATAAACGCGGCATTCGCAGTCGCGGTGTACCAGGTGCTTGCTACGGCGGCAGCGAATGAGATCCACTACGTTGACGATGTATCGATCGACCGTGGTCCGACATTCTCGTACAACGATACGGGACTGTGGTTCCAGTCCACCGTTGGCGCGTACGGCCGACTGAGTGCGCACTGGGTCCGTACTACCCACGATTACGCACTATACGATCACTACCTGGCTGACACCGTGGACCTTACCGGTCTGCGTAAGCTGTCGGTATGGGTCGGTCTCGGAACGAATAAGTACAGCCAGTGGCACACCGGTCGATGCACCGCTCGCATTGTGCTATACGATGCGAACATGAACTCGATTACGGCCACGGTAACGTTCACCGGGGTAGCTTCGGCATTGACCACCGCTCCACGGTGGCAGAAGATCTCCGGGACCATTCCGTTCTCGGGTACGTTCGATTACACTTCGGTCTCGCGATACACCGTAGGAATCTGGAACAAGGTCGAGTCGATTCCGCAGGCCGGAATGCCGCTGGGCCAGCAAGTGCTCCAAGCCGAGTGCTACCTGGACACCCTGCGTGCGGACGGTCCGACCACCGGTAACCCGTTTGCCCGGGGTGCGATCTATTCGATTCCGGGTGTCGTAGGTACGGCCCCCGCGGCTTTGTCGCTGCAGCTCCAGCCCGGTCCCGCAAGTCCACCGATAACTGCGCAGTTCCAGAGTACGTCGGGAACGCAGAACTGGACGGCACCGGCAGGCGTTACGCTGGTGCAGGTGGCCGAAGTATGGGCCGCGGGAGGGGGAGGCGGTTACGGTATCTCGGCAGCGAACGGTGGCGGCGGAGGCGGGGCCGGTGAG